GGTCTCGTTGAGAGCCCGGTAAAATCACACGGCGATTTCCTGAAAGCAATTTGAAAAATGAAAGTCACAACTAAGCAACTCGCAGAACTATTTCAAGTCACGCCCGCAACCATTGCCAATTGGACAAAGGACGGCATGCCCAAGGTAGCACGCGGCGAGTATGATGTGCGTGATTGTTTCACATGGAAAGCAGACCAAGAGATAGCTCGCAAGACGAGAGAGTTTTCAGCCGATGGCCAAACAGAGGGAGAGTTGGAACTACGCAAGCTAGCAGCAGATGTGGCATTGAAAGAAATTCAGGTGGAAAAGGAACGGAACAATCTTACGACGCACGAGGCAGTGGAGCAGATTCTCATTGGATACTTGGAACCGTTGCGCACGATGATTCTTCAGATTCCTTCCAGTTGGCCAACCGAGCTGCTGGGGATTGAGAACAAAGAAGAGATGCAGTTGATACTGGAAAGAATGGTGGACGACCTGTTACAGAAGGCCTCGTCTGGCCCAAGTCTGCCGGATTTTTCAGAAATCATCAAATTGGAACAACAACTCGAAGAGGAAGATGAAACAGAATAGGATGCGCACCACCAGCAGAGCTGGTTACGAGAATCTCACGAAGCGGCTTAATAATCTTTATGGAAAATATGTTTCTCCACCAGATCGAATCCCCCTCTCAGAATGGGCAGAGAAGCATATCTACATTGGTGGTGGCACTGGTCCCGATGTGGGTCCAATGCGAACTGCAAAAGCTCCCTATCAAAAAGAAATCCTTGACGAATGTGGAAATCCGCACATTCGTAGAATTGTGCTGCAAATGGCGGCCCAAACAGGAAAAACCATCATGCAGTCCTGTGTCGGTGGGTATTATATGGCTGGCGACCCCAGCTCTATTCTTGCCGTTCTCCCATCCACATCCGCAGCCAAGAAGTGGCACTTCAGCAAACTCAGTCCAACCATAGCAGCATCACCCATTCTCTCAGACTTGCTCTTAGAGAATACCATTCTTCGGAAGATATATCCCGGTGGGTATTTCGTGCTGGTGGGCGCCCGTAGCGTGGATGCGTTTCGTATGCTGTCAGTAAGAGTGCTATTATTGGATGAAGTTGATGCATGGCCGGCATCAATCAAAGAGGAAGGTGACCCGTTATCGTTGGCTCGTGGACGCACTACTGCATATTGGAATAGTAAGGAAATACTAGTTTCTACGCCAACAACGATGGGCACTTCTATCATTCATCCAGAATTCCTGGATAGCGACCAACGCCATTTCTATGTCCCATGTCCCGCATGCGGGCAGTATCAGGTGCTCTATTGGCGCAGCATCGGATATGACAATGATAATCCAAAGACCGCACATTTCCGTTGTCAATTCACCAAAGAAACGGTCACTAATGAAGAATGGATAGCAAAGAACCATTATTACAAAGACCGCAAACGATTCAAGAAATGCGGCAAGAAAGCATCAGAAGCAAAGAAAATGGAGATGCTTCGCAAAGGTATATGGGTTCCACATAATCCAGAATCGGATACTCCTGGTTTCTGGCTACCCGCAACATATTCACCGTGGTTCTCATGGGAGCAATTGGTGCGTGAATGGGTGAAGGCAAAACTACCAGACCAACAAAAGACTTTCATTCAAACGCGTTTAGCAGAACCGTGGGAAGAACGCACTGATAGAATTGAATCGCATGAATTGATGGCGCGGCAAGAAACCTATGCAGCGCCATGTCCAGAAGGAGTCGGTTTTATTATCGGCTCGGTTGATGTGCAGCAAAATCGTTTGGAGTGCACGGTTTGGGGCATTGGAAAGGATGAGGAAGTTTGGGCACTTGACCATCAAATCTTTTATGGCGAAGTTTATCAGCAAACTGCATGGAATCAATTAGCTCGCTTCATGAATGAAGCATCTTATGCAAATGTGCATGGTGCACGTGCAGTCGTCAATGCTTGGGCGATAGACACTGGTGCATTCACGCCGCATGTTTATCCGTTTATCCGAAAAATGTCAATTGTGGGCATTCCGATTTATGGCACCAAAGGTTCATCCAATTATAAGGCGGACCCAACGCCTTCACGCCCGTCATTCAATAGAGAGCATAAGGTGAACATATGGGAAATTGGCGTCAATGAGATTAAGAACATTCTCATTCCACGAATGTCAACAGAGCCGCCTGGACCTGGAACATTGCACATTCCATTAACCGTAGATGCGGAGTTTCTCAATCAGCTGACTTCAGAAGAACGGATTCGCAAAACGAATCGCAAGTCAGGTATGGTAGAGATGTTCTGGAAGCAGAGATACCCACGCAATGAAATACTAGACACCTATGTTTATGCCTATGCCGTTTATCTTATGCACTTTAAAAATAAGGGAGCCAACATTGATATGGCGGTTGAACGAATCAAAACTACGGTCGTTCCTGAAGAAATAACGGAACCAAAACAAGAAAAGAAGCAAGAAATCAAGCTGGAACCATTCAAACCAGAGAGAAAACGACAATTGCCTGGACAAGGTTCGTGGTATAGTGGGTTTGGAAGATAGTAAATTATATGAGTCAAAAAGGTTATAAAGTTACAGAAGAAACAAAGCATAAAATCAGTGTTGCGAATAAAGGTAAAAAACTTTCAGCGGCAACTCGCCGAAAAATTAGTGAAACATTAAAAGGGAAGAGATTGACAGCAATTCGCCGTCGTCGCATCAGTGAAGCAAAAAAGGGAATTCCTTTAAAACATGGAATGTATGAAACAAGAATATACAAAACATGGATGAATATGAAAACCAGATGTAATAATCCAAATACATCATATTACAAAAATTATGGCGGGCGAGGAATTAAGATTTGTCAAAGATGGCAAGATTCATTTGAAAACTTCTATGCTGATATGGGTGACAAACCTGATGGATTGACATTAGATCGTATCAATAATAATGGAAATTATACTCCAAATAATTGCAGATGGGCAACACCATCGCAACAAATAAGAAATCAGAGAAATAAAATCTAAGCAATCTGAAGTAAAAACGACTCCGAACGGGCTTATCCTGATATGTATAGGGGTAAATCTCACCTATTCGGAGTTTTTCTTTGCCCCTAATATCTAATAATCTCCCACAAAGTATAGTAGCTGGCGACACTAGAACTTTTTCTGTGTCATATTCCGACACAACCTCCGCTGGCGGTTGGACGATATACTATCTCTTGAAAGGTGAAACCCGCGTCAAAATCACTGGAACCGCGAATGGTGATGGGTGGGATTTCACTATTGCGGCCGCGAAAACAGAAAATTGGAAGGAACAAACGGCTGCCTACGCAGTCTATGCTACCCAAGGAAACAACAGACGCACACTCGCCCGTGGCACCATTCAAGTTATGGCGAACCCTGATAATGATGATTATGGCGGCCGCGTTGTTCAATTGGAAAAGGATATTACCAATCTTGAAGCTATCAAAAGCAAACTCGCCCGTGATCCAAAACTTCAAATGTCGTTCGGCGGACAATCCTTCAGCAGAGCAAACATCAATGATTTGCTCCAGCTTGAATTGAACATGCGTAAAGAACTTTATCTAATGAAATTCGGACATACAAATGTTCGTAAAACAATCTACGGACGGTTTGGGAGATAATCATGGGATTTTTTGATCGGTTTAAAAGAAATAAAGAGCCTGTGAAGCTCAATCTTCCAAAGCGCAAGACTTATCGCACTACGCCGGTAATCTCTCTTCGCAATCAACTCATTCAGGCCACAGCCAATCGGCTGAATGCAGCATGGTATCGCCTTGAGCTGCAATCACCTAATGATTTGTTTGCCAACAATATTGTCAATCTAAGAAAATTATCCCGCCGAATGAAGGACGAAGATGCAATCACAAAATCGTGGTATGAAGCTCTCGTCACAAACGTAGTCGGGCCCCACGGCATCAAATTTGTTCCTAAGATTCGTCGAGGAAAGACTTCAAAGACTGCACTCAATGATACGGTCAATTCCGAATTGCTCAAAGCATGGAGACAATGGGAAAAGACGTGTTACGTCACCCGCAAATCCGATTGGGTGGGTGTGCAGGAACAGGCCATTTCGGCGGTATGTGAAGATGGTGAAGCATTTGTCAATGTTCTTATTGACCGAAATGTAAATGCCGCTGGTGTGGCATTAGAATTTCTTGACTCAGCATTGCTTGACCATGAGTACAATCAAGATGTTCGGATGGCTGACGGTTCCGTTAGAAAAATCCGTCAGGGAATTGAATTAGACTCTTATGATAGAGCAGTCGCCTATCATTTCTGGAACAGGTATCCAAACTCCAATACCGACAGACAGAAGCTTAAGAGGATTCGCATTCCAGCACTGGACTTGTCTAAGTCGGGTGTTCAAGGTGGTGTTATTCATCTTCATTATGAAGTCAATGACCGTGCAAATTCCCTTCGTGGAAAGCCTTGGCTCATCTCTGTTATCAATTGGTTGGCTCGCCTGAATCAGTATCTTGATGCAGAATTGATTGCAGCAGTTATGGCCAGCATGATGCCTGGCGTCATTACAACGGATGCAAACGATCCGACGCAATATATTGAACCTACATTCACAAATGTTGATAGAGAAGGCACCACAGTAGATGCAAATGCTACTCTGGACTTGCCAAAGCAGCCAGAGTATGAACGCATTGATTATGAATCTGGTGTGCTTCTGAAACTTGCTCCTGGTGAAAAGGTAGAGGTTCCATCATTTGACCGTCCAAATACGGCAATGGAAACTGCTACGCGACTATATCTGCACGCTATTGCGGCCGGCATGGGAATTTCTTACAGTACGCTAACTTCAGATACTAGCGAAGAATCTTATGCATCCGGCCGCTTGGGCGTGTTGCAAGAACGTGATCAATGGCGTAGAATTCAAAGTTGGTTTGCTCGAGCGTTCCATTGGAAGGTTTATGAAGCATGGCTTCGCTCAGCATTGAGAACTAATCTTGAATTGCCTGGCTCATACGCAGAATATATGGAAGTTGAATTCAGTCCGCGAGGATGGGAATGGGCAGATCAACTTCGTGTCATCAAGTCAGTTGTTGAACAAATGAAGATGGGTGTGGTTGCTCCGTCACAAATTGCAGCACAATTTGGTAATGATTATGAGGCAACCGTAACGCAATTGGCCGCTGATTTTGAATTAATGCGTTCACATGGTCTTGATCCAGATAAAATATTCAGCGCGAATACAAGCACAGAGAATCCTTCGCCTGATGGAACAAAACCGGCAGAAGAAGAAGCATAAAGAAGTATAATGATATTTATTTTTAGAAACATCTCCGGAGTATTTTATGAATAAACGGCAGAAGGAACTTGCACGCAAGCTTCTCAATCATAAGCGACAGCGTGTTTTCACTATTACTGAAACTCGTGCTGCTGGCTCAGATAAAAAAGAGAAAGCTAGTCGCATTCGATTTTCGGCGTCAAGCACACAGCCTGTTTTGGCATTTGTAGAAACAGAAGATTTCTTTGGTCTAGGCTATGAAGTTCTATCGCATAAAGCGGAAGAAATGGATATTGCCCGCCTAAGAGAGGGTGGACATTTCCTACTTGACCACAACCAAATGGGCATTGACAATAATCTCGGACGAATTCGTGATGCTGAATTAGATGGTGAACGGTTGAATGTTGAAGTAGAATTCAATCCTCACAATCCAGCAGCTGAAAGAGTTCGTGATGAGATCCTATCAGATTTCCGTCCCAACGTCAGTATCGGCTATCAGCGAAAAGACGAAACTGGGCGCGCCATCGGCGTCAGAGATGGCAAGCCAGTAGTTGAATATGACTCAGAGCTTTACGAAGTTTCTAGTGTTCTTATTCCTGCCGATATGAGTGTTGGTGTGGGAAGAGATGCAGAGGATTTCATTTATCGTGAATTTAATCTTGACCGGGATAAGAAAACACATCAGGCACTTGCAGAAAGACTTCTTAAGGAATATGATGTAAGTGATGAAGAAGTGGATATTGATGAAATTCTTGATGAGCTAGATGAAGAAGAGCGTAGTGAAGGCAAACGCCCATTTGCTGGCTACGCGGACTTCGATGATTGCGTCAGCAAAAATCAAGATAAAAAGAATCCTGAAGCATATTGCGGAGCGATTCAAGCTCAAGCAGAAAAGGGATTAGAGGATGATGAAAAGCAAAAGTCCTTGATAGTTATAGATGATGAACAATCCAGGTCGGCCGAAGATGAGCCTGAAGCCGACTCTAAACTCACAGAGGAGCAAACTAGAATGAGTGAACGAAATGATAAGACGGCTCCAGAGACTTCGGTTAGCGTCGGCACCGACCTGGCAGCTGAACGCGCTCGCGTCAATGAAATCAATCGTCTTGGTAGAGAAGACAATCAGTTCGAACTGACAGTCAAGGCTATTAATGAAGGTTGGGACGTGAACCGCTTTAAAGCAGAATTGCATGATGTAGCAAAGACCGGCCGCAAGGTTGACATTGTTGATCAGCCTAATATTGACGATCAACAGTCGCGAGAGCTTGACTTGAGACAGGCTGTTTACAGCTGGATTAAGGACAAGGATTCTTCGCCAGTTGATGAGCTGGGCCGTGAAATTGCAAAGGATCGAGGCATCGCAACAAAGAGAGATGCTCTCTATATTCCTATTTATGTCCCAATGGCAAATGCCCGTTCGTGGCAGAGCCGAGTTCTACAGACCTCTCCAGCCGCACAGGGTGGAGCGCTTGTTGGAACGGAATTCTATCCACTCGCACCTGCACTATTTGATGGTCAGGCAACAAACCGAGTTGGTGTTCAATTCCACGATGTTAGAAACCAGGTACAGGTTCCTCGTTGGCTGACCAACATGCCAGCAGGATTTGTTGGTGAAGGTTCAACGATTACTCCTGATTCTGGTTCGTTCTCTACTGATACCGCAACGCCTCACCAGGTTGTAGCAGCAGTTGGTATTACGCCGCATCTTGGAATGGCGCTTGACGGAACTTATTCGCCAGTTGATGCAGTTTTGGCGAACATGGTTCGTTCAATTAGAACCGTCGCAGAGAGAAGCTTCTGGAGCGGTTCCGCCGCAGCGGAACCAGGCGGACTTGTGAACAACGCTAACATTACGTTGGGAGCAGCCGCATCTGGAAATCTAGACGCCTATCTTGAGCTTTGGTCGGACCTAAAGGCTGTTGCAGATACGATCCCAGCCGCACCATTCGTGGTCAGCCCAGACGTATTTGCGTATGGCGTTCAGACCCCAGGACTAACTGGTGGTTCGGATGTTGCAACAATTACAACGATGGGCGCCGGTGCTTATGATGGTATGACGGGTCTTGGCCCAGTGGTCGTTTCTGGTCACCTTCCAAATCAGACCATCTGTGGTGGTGATTGGAGTCAGGCACTTTACTTCACGTTTGGTGTAATTGAAATGCGCACCAGCGACGTTCAGATTTTGAGTGGTAACGATCTATTGATTGCACGCATGTTCGTGGACAACGTTCTACAGGAGCCACGTTCACTGGCAGCAATTACTGGTTCAGTTTCCATCTAATAACTGATCGTAGTATAACTTAATTGAGAAAATGGGCTGTTTGGGCCTAACGGCCCGAACGCCCTTTTTCTATGGAATGGAGTATAGCATGACTTTGATAATTCCCAACCAAATGTTTGAATATAAGGGAAAAACTTATAATACAGGAATGAAATACGATGTATCTGATTCTTGTGCCAACGCCATGTTGAAGCAAGGCAAAGGAAAAGTATTAAAAGGAAGTTCGCCTGTCACAATTAAGACGGCAATTCCAAAAGTCAGCAATCGTGATCCTGTTATTGAGGAAGAATAATGGCACGTTACTTCTTTGAAGAAGAAGATTTAGATTATTTTCTGGAAGATTTCGGCGTCCGCATCAGTTGGATAGATGAAGATGGTGCTCTTAGAGGCACTAAAGAGGAACCAATTTACGCACGGTTTCTACAAAATGTTCTGAACGATAGAGATGATCTTGGAGCAAGAGTTCAATTGACGGAAACTCTATTAATGATGAAAACAACTGATGCAGCAAAGATGTTGGTTGATACAGAAATTATAATTGCCGAACCACCAACTTATGATGAGAAATGGCTAGCAATTAAAAATGCAGCCGAAGTGGTAGGTGATGGTGATTTAACCGTCATGCCAGTGCAGCCGATTTCATAAGGAGGTTATATGTTTATAGAAGTCAATAGAGCGATAACCGATTATTTAAATGATGCAACCAATGGAGTGAACGCTCAATTGGACATTATGACAACAGAGGGTCTATATGATGCAGGCGATTCTCAACCCGCCGATATAGGCACCATTGTTGACGAATCGCGGAATCGGGAAGTAGCTCGAAGATTTCCGCCTATTGAGACTGCCGGAGGCAAAGATAAGCCCTCGCTCAGTGTATTTATAGACAACGTAGTAAACTTCGGAGCGCCTGGAATTTCTGGTGGTTCGCCGGAAATAGCACAATCAAAGGGAGATTTAACTCTCACTATTCAGATTCGCTATTATAACGGCAATCCATATTCCGAAGAAAATATCAAAAATGCTTATTATTATGCGCGAGCAGTTCGCAAATGTATTAAAGCATTTGACAGAAATCAGACGGCTAGAACAAGGAATCAAATTCAATTTCGTCAGCTGGTGGATATGAATTTTCAACCAATGTTCTATGACTCGAACGATGAAGCGATAATTTGGTACTACCAGCTGACATACATCATTAGGGACTTGCGCCCGTAAGAATTAGGAGAAGAAAACATGCCACAAGAGGCCAACGTAGTCATCTATGATTTGATGGTTGAAGCCGAACCATCTTACAGTGGAGCTGTTGCATTTGATCCCGCTGCAGATGGACTTAATGTTACCGCTCTGCCTGAATTCGCCGTCAATTATCAGCACGCCGGCGACCGCCCAGCGCCACAGGGAACAGAGGGCAAGATTAAGCGGGTCGCGCCTACAGGCCGCACCGTTGAAGGCACCATCATGTCAGAAGTAGCGGGCGCTGAAGCCACCTATTCTCTTTCTGTAACGCCACGACATCACGATCTTATTCAAGCATCGGGATTTAGCGGTTCGTTTGAAAGCAATAGTTGGGTGTATAAGAGAAATGCAATTGATCAAGCATATTCAGTTGCGGCACAATTGTTTGCACGAGATACGGTTCGCACCGTCGCTGGCGGACTTTGTGACCTAGCCTTTACTATTGAAGAAGCAGGTGCAACTGGAATGGCGGAATTTACTCTGGCAGGAATTGTATCACTTCCAGAAGCATCCGGAACCATTCCTTCAATCACTCATCCTGATGAGAACCCACCAATTGCAACTGACATTCAGTTTACAATTGATGGCGTAACGGATTTGTGTCTCCGCAGTGTTAATTTCCAGCTACAGAGAGATGTTAGCACGCCACGCACAAACGCCAATTCAAGTCAAGGATTGTGTGGAATTGCTGCAGGAAGAATGGACCCAATCTTGACGGTTGTGGTCGAGGCAAATCCAGCAACATTTGATGCATATGCATATCGCGATGCAGCAACCGAATTTGCAGCATCCTTTACTGTTGGTGATACAGCATATAACACCTATGCATTCAGTTTCCCAACTTGCACCATTATGGCCGTCAATGAGCAAGACGACGGTCCAGTGGCAATGTGGGAATTGGTGATCGACATTCACAATAGCAACCCTGGCAATAGGGATGATATTCAGTGGACATTTAGTTAATCGAAGAAGGAAAGTCTATGAAAATTTTCGCCGATCTATTACGGGAGGTAAAAGAACCTCCCGTAGTGGAAATCGGTGGTAAGTCCTACACGGGCCGAATACTCTCACATGAGCAATTCCTTGTTCATGAAGAAGCCCTCTATCTTACACAGGTTCACGCAGAAAACGCAGATGATTCGGATGCTCTCCGCATCTCAAGAGAACAACTTACGATAGCACTCAACTTTTTGAGAGATGTATTTCCCGAACCACCGATTCCAAGAAAACCCAAAGAGCCCCGCGCTCATAACATATTAGAGAAATTGTGGTATTGGTTATCTGGCAAAGACCCGAAACGATGGCACAACTATGTAGATGCGCTCGATAAATGGGAAGAAGAAGTCGCAGCAATAAAGAAAGATGATCCGGTGCTGTTAATAATGGCAAGCCCAGCACTCTTTGAAATCTTAGCCCAACTTTTTATATCCCAGCGGACGGCGCTGATGGGAACAGCCGCCGTGACGAATACGAAGAACGAGCCATCAAAAGTGGATTCCTCAAAAAGCCCAAGCGAGCAAAGCGAGCAACCCACGACAAATCAAGAGCAGCCCAAATAGCTCATTTCGTCGCCTTTTTCGGGTACGCTGCATATTGGAATGAAATGTATCCCACAACAGACCATATCATTCCACACAAATTGTTTCAATTACTCTATAGAGAGATAATGTGGCCAGGTTTGGCTGCGCAGCGAATTAATTTCGCCAAAGCAATCCGACTCGGAAACGGGTGGACAAATATGCCTGATAAACCAGGATTCAAAAGAGAATTTCAAAAAGAACTTGATACTGCTGAGGGCCGCTAATGTCAAATGATGTTGTTACCAGAATAAAAGCAAAGAACGAAACAGATAGAGGCTTACGAGAAGCCGACCGTTCCGTATCTGGTTTTGCTCGCAGAACCGCTAATATAATCAAAGGACTTGCAGCAGGCTTCATCGCCTTTGCCGGTGCACGTGGCATCGGCAGAATAGCTAAAGGAATGTTTGAGGCTGGATCAGCAGCAATTGAAACCCGCTCCAAGTTTGAAACCGTATTTGGCCCAGCCGGAACCGCACAAATGGATGCGTTCAATACTGAATTCGGCAAGCTTGCAGGCATCTCTCAAGTCAATCTTCAAAATGTAACTTCCACTACAGCAGCAATTGTTCAGGGAATGGGACTCTCACAAGAAGCCAGTGTTGGTTTCTCTCAAGAGATTACCAAACTTGCTGGCGACTTAGCATCTTTTCATAACCTTCAAGGTGGCACAGCCGAAGCAGCACGTGTTCTTCAAGGCGCTCTCTCCGGTGAGGCAGAACCACTCAAGAGGTTGGGTATCGTTCTCCGTGCCGCCGATGTAGATCAACGAGCACTCACTGATAGTGGAAAGCGCTCCGTAACACAACTCACCGAACAAGAAAGAGTAATGGCTCGATTTGCACTCATCACTGAAAGAGCCGGTGTGGCAGTTGGAGATTTGGACCGAACCCAAGATTCAGCAGCAAATAGAGCACGAAGAGTTCAAGCATCCTTCGAGAATCTCAAGAATCAAATGTCTACTGCTCTCATTCCTGTATTTGAGTCATTACTTGGCATAGCTGAAAAGTTGGCAACAAAATTAGAATCTATCATTCCAAAGTTCCAAGAATGGGTCAATATTGCAACCGATTATTTAGGTATTACAGAAGCTACGGAACGAATTGAAAGCTCAAGAATCGCCATATTGACTTCCGATGAAGTTCAAAGGGCCATCGCATTTAGTGAAGCCCGACGAGATGCTCTCCTAGATGAAAATAGGGCACTACAGGACCAAATTGATTCTCAATCATGGTTCTTCTCTCATGTTGTTCCAACCGGTATAGAAAATGCACGCAAGTGGGGCGAGCAAATTGATTCCAATAATGAGGACATATCAGAGCAGGTCACTCTTCTTGAGTTGTATACCAATCGTTTAAAAGAACTTCAAAGAATAGCAACGGCTGCACCGCCTGGTGGTGAAACTACAGTCACTCAAGCATTGACGGCTGCAGAAGAATTGAGATTGAGCCTATTGGAATTAAGGCGCCCAATTCCAGAACCAAGATTGGCCGGCGCACCATTGGGACTCAAAGAAATAGGTGAGCCAGCTCGTCCAGAATTGGGCGCAGCACCACCAGCAACAGCTGGCATTGGTGCATTTCAAACTGCTTTTGTTGAATCTTTAGACCCGCTCAATGAATTTGTGGATTCTACCCAAACACTTGACGATACTCTTGGCAGAATGGCAGGAGAGACTTTAATCAACCTGGGAGCCGCGTTCAATGATGCATTTGCAGCAATTGGAGCAGGCGAACCTGTATTTGGAGCAATTACCAAAGCAATCAAAGCCTCTATTGCAGAAACCGCCGCGGCTGAAGGACGGCTTGAGTTTGCAAGAGGAGCGGCTAAAATCGCAGCAGGCATCTTCCCACCAAACCCAGCAGCAATTGCATCCGGCCTTCAGCACTTTGCAGCAGGAGCATTATTCTCAGCAATTGGTGGAGCACTTGGCGGTGGTCAAGGTCCACGGGGGGCTGGTGGTGGAGCAGGAGGGGGATTCACTGGCAGAAACGAATTACGTCCAACAGTTGATCCATTTGAAGCATCACGATCGCCGTCAACAATCATCATTCAGGGTGGCATATTGGATATGTCAGACCCCGCACAAGCAGATGCACTTGCCAAAGCATTAAGTGATTTGTCTGGTAGAGATGTGTCTGTTGCAGGAGTAGATTAATGGCAGGAAATATACCAAGAATTGATTGGGGCAGCGGCTTTACCGGCTCTATTGAGTTTGGCTATCCCCTGGATTTTGCTGTCGCTTATTCAAAACCAAGAGATGGAAGTGAGAGAATACAAGCAATCAGTGGAGAAGAAGATTCATGGATTGTCGGCACCGATTACACTCTCACTGGACAAGTTCGGTGGATTCCTACCAACGACGGCTCGTCTTCACTCAATGTCCCACAATCGGGCTGGGACGGAACCGTAGGATGGCAAGCATTTCTTGAGTGGGGCAAGAGAGCATTTCAATTTCGCTTCTTTCCTGATAGAGATGCGCCTGATTATGTGCTCAGCACTCTTGTTGACCCGATTGATAATGCTCCCACGCTCGAGCCAGCCGATGGCACAAGAAATATCACTCTAACCCTCCGAAACGGTTCTGGTTCTTATAACGGATACTAATGACCAACATAGCATTTGAACCAGTTTATCGCGCAACTGTTTATGCGCCAAGAACAACGGCCAATCCAACGGAATCAACTCCGCTGACGCCAGCTTCTGGTGCTGCGCATTCAGATGCTTTCAAAGTAGCATCAGCTACTGGCATATCCGGTTTTCAACCATATCTTTCCACAAGGCCAAGAGGTAGAAAGTCCCGATTCAATCCTGTTACTCGCAAACTGGATATTGGCACCGTAGTATTCAATCTTTTAGATAGAAAAATCAACAGCGGAGAATTACAGCGGTGGATCACCGCATTTATTGGTGATGATACCGGCAAGAATCGTCTGCGTGGCCTGAAAGTCTTTATTGAAGAATCATTAGATGGTGGAATCGTTTGGCGTCCTTTCTATGTTGGACGAATTGCAGATTTCTCATTAGAAGGTTTGATTCAATACAAGATGGAAGTGCGCGAATCCAACGTGCTTCAGAAGAAGGTCAAACTCTTTGCCGGCAAGCCCTCCGGCAGCGTTCTTGGTGAAGAGAATGGTGGCTATGCAAACGAACGCCTCGTTATGCCATGTGGTCCCGATTGGGCTTATGGTCCATTTCAGAAGCTCGGTCGCCCCTATGGCGTATGGAAGGCTGGAAAAAATTCTAATAATGCAGTCATTGAAATCAGCATCACTGGCAATTCCGACGCAGGCAAAATCTACGCTACCAAACCTCTCGTTGAGAATGTGCCGGAATATGCCGGTGAAGATGCTATAAAGATAGAAACTTCATATGGATTCGGACCAATATTAGAAGCTCGTTCTCTAATCACAGGAGCAGCGCGCAGATTCTATGTCACCTATATCCAAGTCTATAATGCCAGCATTGGCCAGGCCATCTCAAGCATCCCCTATGTGAAGTCAATGGTTGTGGAGCCATTACCCAGCTCAGAATATCGCTCAGCAGCTTTATTTTCTCCGGGTATTCTCACAACTCTCAAGATTATTGACCCAAGAGAGATTGATGATGAATCACCTCTATTGCTTGATGATGTTCACCCAATTCAACTGTGGAAGGATTGCCTCAAGGGAGCATTTGGATTGCTCGATCCTGATGGTGAAGCAATCTATAAAAATGCTTTCCCTATTCGCGAATCAACATTTGATGCGCTCATTGCAGATGAAGCCACCTATAAGACAGCACGCTATCAAATTAAAGAGGAGAAGGAACTTCTTAAATTTATCGAAGATGATATTCTCAAACCCTATAATCTTGGCTATAGAATGGAGCCAACGGCTAGTGCCGGCGTTGGCTATAATGAGATTGTCCCATTTACGCTCAATCTCCCAACTAGTTCGGTTGGAATTCCAACCATCAGCACAGAGGATTTGATTGGCCAACCATCATGGGAAGCTGGTGAGCCGTTCGTCACCTTTGAGACAACCTATTATGAAGATCGCAAAGCTGACCCGGCTTTGATGAAATATGACACTTCTGAGAATCCAAGCCTGATAACGGAAGCACCAAAATTCATCCGCACGCTTGATGTAGACAATGTATACGCCGGCGAAGGCAAATTCAAGACCGATGCAACGGGTATCCGTTTTAGTGGTGTTGAACTTTTTGTTGATATAAACAGATTCCCGTTTATCTTCTCACGCCGCAGCGTAATGAATGAACTGGCATACACGTTTCATCAGCAAAATGTCTATCGCTGGAGCCGTGGACCGTCCAATGTAAAGATGCAAGTCCGCCGTAGCGGAAGCCTGGAAGATATTCAGATTGGTGATTGGCGTATCTTGAATATTGATTTCCTACCAGGTGAATTCGGTCATATTCGTGGTGAAGCACGATTGATGCAATGTGTGGAGCGAAGCGAAGAAGGCATCAACCTGAATCTGAGAATGGTTGATTCCGGTCGTAGCATCCAAACCACCGCTCCCGTTGTGGGAGACTTCAATCAGATAGCCGGCTCAAATAGTATCAGCGGCACAGTCAGCATTACGAACACCCGACGCATTGAAGGCGGCTTCTCAGTGACCGCACAATCAATCGCAGCACGTCCCGATCCCACGAGTAGTGCTTGGGATATTGTTTATCGTAGTATTCAGGAAAGCGGCAGCACTGGGGTAATATTAGGCCCCTGCTCAAGTGGAGCACGAATTTGGCCACGATTCCGTGCCTGGACGGTCACACCGGATGAATTGGAGATAGCTTCTGATTGGGTGTATCCAACAAATGATTATGTTGATATTCCAGCTTTGAATGATCCAAGCAACCTGAGCATCTCGCAAATTACAAAAGAATCAGCACAAGCTAAATGGACCAATGGAGAAGCAACTGCCAGCATTTTGGTGCTCGTTCGACCAGCAAGCTCTGCGTCATTTGAGACAGCAGCTAATCTCGTTGCGGGTTCTACCCGATATAGAATTCTTGGATTGGAACCATCCGCATCCAATAACCCGTGGACAATCGGAGTGCGGCACCGAGACCAGTGGGGAGGCACCAGTAACATCGTATCAGCATCATTCACAGCCAGTGGAGATTTCGTTGATGATTGGCCGGCAATTGGTGGTCTGTATATCCTTGGGAGCTCATAATGGCAATATTTGATCCTAATGCAGACTACAGGGATTTCCCTGACCAGGAACAAGCTGGGCTTATTAAGCTCAAGATTGTCCCGTCCAGATTGCGTGCAAAGTTAGAACTACAACGAGCAACTTCGCTAAGTGGCCCGTGGACGACCATTATAGTCTATGGAGCAAGCACGTTGACTTTTCAAGGGACTACTTTTACCGATCTGCTTCCTTTGGATGGCACGGTATATTGGTATCGAGCCCGCCATGATGGTGCTCCACACAATCCTGGTCCATGGTCAATTCCTGTATCAACCGATGCTGACCAAGAATTCACCAAGTTCGAGGGCGGAACATTCTATCAGACAATTGATTTGGCCGACGTGACCAATGCAAATCAAAGTGAAAATAACGTTATTTCTTATGGGGCCGATCCTGAATCAAAGACATTCAATGGAATCACCATAGCATCCGGCTCCACAATAGCTTACAGCAGCAATGAACCATTTGAGTTTGCCGATGTGGACAAGTTGATTGCGATTCAAGGAGCAGGCGCCGGTGGGACGACTCATGCTACTACGATTGCAACGGTCACTAATGCAGCAACTATCTCATTGGCAGACTCAGCATATACTTCGGTTGTGGACAGCCCGTTCAAATATGGAAACAATTCAACCGCAGCAATCCAAACCGCATTAGATCTTGCGGCACAGGACATTTTTAAGCCAAGCACCGTTCGCATTCCTGCTGGTAATTGGTTCGTCAGTTCTTCTGTTAGTGGAGCTCTAAAAGTTGGGTCATATGTGGATGTGTATGGAGAAGGTGACGCAACAGTTATCTTTTCGGTTGGCAGCATGCCAATCTTCCAGAACAGCGAAAGC